ATTGGTGGTTGTGGCAGCACCCCCTGTAGCAGTAAATGTTTCAAACTGCCTTGGATCTAATCCGTACAATCCATCTAGTTGTAATACAGGAGTGATGGGAATAGCAATTGCTTCCCCAAAAGCAGACTTAGACGTAGCACCAGGAGTGATAATATTTCCATATTGATCTGCCTGCATCTGGACTTCATATAAGGCATTGTTGTTCCTTAATAAAGTCTGTTTATTTACGTCTAATTGTGCCATTAATCTTTCTTCCTACTCCCGACAGCGTCCGCTGCAAAGAAGGCAGAGACAAGTACGGCGATTGATGCAAAATATGTTGGAGCAATGTCAGCAATTAATTTTGCTGCTTGGTCCAACCCAAACATATCAGTAAGGAAAATTCCAAACGGATATAACAATAACCCGACCAACGAGAACCACGCCATCTTACGAATGGCATCGCGTTGTGCGTCTTGATCTTCAAGCTCTTTTCTTTTAAACTCAAGGTTCATATGTGCTTCCAACTCTTCCATAGAGATGTGTCCATCTCCATTAGTGTCGGCAGCTTCTAACGCTTCATCAACTGTTTTCTTTGTCGCCATCTTCTTGCTCTCCTTCCGTTTCATCTGTATAATGATTTTTCCAATCATGATGAAGGGGAGCGACCTTAGTAACGGGTGCTTCAAATAACATTGTTAATTCGTTTTCTTTACTCATTTTGTTGGTTTCGTTACCTGACCTTTAACTGGATCAATGATTTTGGTATCGCCTTTGCTAGAAGTAGTAACTGATGCTTGTTTCTTGACAGCACGCCCAGCTTTGACAACATCATCATGACCTTCTTCGTCATCAGCAGCAACTTCTGGACTGTCCATATCGGCGTCTTTGGCCATATCCTTAGCACCTTTACCTTTAAGTTTGTCCTTCATTTCTTCATCAGAAGCAGAAGAGGGTACATGCTTATCTTTAGGAGCAGCTGCTTCCCACATTTTTGCAAGTGCCGCTTTGGTGCCTTGAACAAAGTTTGCATATTTTGCTACAACCTCTTCTTCAAACTCAGCAACTGTGCCTTCTTGAACGGACTCTACTCTTTTAGTTTTGCGTTCCCACTCACTATGGGGTTTTCCAGATTGTTCGCCAGACTTTTTAAGAACCCATCCTGGACCCTTGGGTCTTTGACCATTTGGAAGTTTGCTGCGTTGTGTTTCTAACTTTTCTTCAAGTTCGTCTTCTTCGTTTGCTTTCTTCAGTGCTTTCTGTACACGAGGATTGTCGCTCATGCCTTTCTTAGACTTTTCAATCTTCTTGACAGCACCAGTCATGTCACCACCCATACGCTTGGCAGTTTTGATAGCAGATGACACGCCTTCAAGTTGTTCGGCAGGAACATTAAACTCTACACCGTGAGCAAACAGTACATCAACACCTTCGTCGGACTCAGCAATGATCTCGCCGTGCCCATGTTCTGTGTGTCGAACCGAAACGCTTTCTTTAGTACTTTGCTTTTCTTCGCCCTTGTACTTAGAACATTCTTCGTCGTGATTCTCAGTGGACCCGCCACATTCAGAACATTTTTTCATGCCCTTGGAATCCATTTTAATATCATCTTCATCTTCTTCTTTCATCGCTTTCTTAATTTCTTTGCGGCGATTATGAAGATACTCATCTGACTTATCAACGTCTCCGTCGTTGTCAATGTCTGCATCTGCTTTACCGACAGGATCTAATTTCTTTTTCTCATTCACCACTACTTCCTGCCAAGCAGTGGTGATTTTGTCTACGATTTTCTTATCCATTGTTCCTGTCCTTTATAACATTTCTTGAAAATGTGTTATCAATGCTGTAATAATGCCAGCACCAATTACCCACATTATTTTTGTCATTACATTCATGCGTTCTCGCATGGATACGACTTCGGTCTCTATCGTGTCCATTTTCTGAGACATACGATTGAGACGTTCATGAGACTCAGAGCGCCTTATTTCTAAGTCAGCAATCTTTTCCTCTACTCTTGCCATACCTACAATTACGTCTGCAAGTTTGTCGAGTTTTTCTTCGATTCTTTTTAATCTGTCTTCGGTCATTTATACCCATCCTACCAATTAATAGACTACCAAGCCTTACAACTCCAGTATCTTGGTGTGGTTTTATCCTTAGCAGTGTCACATTTGTGGCGTGCTCTAAAAGATTTTCGACGAGCAGGAATATTTTTCTTGATCGTCATGTTTTTATCACCAAAATTAACCTTTTGTGCTTTACCGTCACCATCAGGATCTACGAAGACCTTAGACTTTTTCACATCTCCTCTCATCGGTTTATTGAGAGGAACTTTCTTCCCTTGATAGGTTGCTTCATCGAAATTCTTAAACCTAATCATTTGTACGTCTTTCTAAAATGATTGGCAGCAGCAGTCACACCTTCATGTCCTTTATCTCGGATCAAATCCATAACTGCCTTTTTCTTATCTAACGGTAATCTTTTATGTAAATCAACAGCGTGTTGCAAATCTTTATGTGCCATCTCTTTAGACTTACCATTAATCTTAACTTTAACTTTTCTGCCGCCAAGACTAGGATGACTGGCATCTGCTGCTTTCGCTAACGTTTTATGAACGTCATCGTGCTTATCGTTCTTGTTAATCTCAAAACTTAATGGCTTGGCGCTCTTTTGCTGATCTGCAGTCCAATCTCCTTCAGAAGATTTAGTACCTTTTGCAGGACCACGACGAGCACCACGCTTTGCTTGATTTGCTGCTTTACGTTTTGCAATTTCTGCTCGTTGCTTATCGGTCAATTCAGATATAAAGGTAGTAAAGGTTTTAAGATTAACAGATTCTTCATTAGCATTCTTCATCATGTTTCTCAAACGAGCAAGTTTGTCTAACTCAGAAGGTTTGATTTTTGCTTTCTTTTCCTTATCTCTAATACGATCTAATGATTTGCCATATTCTTTTGATGATTCTTCTTTCTTAACTGGTTGCTGTTTTGCTTTTTGCCTTTGTAATTGTTTCAACCGAGCAAGTTTCTTATCCGTTTCATATTCATGAGACAATTCTTTGTATTTGGCATCTCTTCTGCTTGGGGTGCTTTGAGCACTACCGGCCGTTGAATATGCTTTAAATGGAGATCTATGACCACCGCCGCCGGATCTCCATCCTTCACTAACATTCTTGCCTCTACCGTGTTTAACGAGATACTTGCCGGATGGATCTTTATGAACAACGCCATTATGCGTCTTGGCGTGACTATATGCAGTGTCTTTGTCGAACGTTCCCGCGTTACGATAGTCGCGGCCCTTTTCGCCTTTGGCGCCAATGTATCCTTCTTTCTGTGCAGGCAAACCTTTATGCTTGGTTGCCGCGAAGTCTTTAACGTCTTTCTTGCTCATAGATGCTGCTGCCTTTTTTGCTTCCGGTGAAGCATTGTCTATTTCACCCTTTTGTAAACCACGGACAATACCAAAGAATTTTTGCTGTGCTTTTGATACAGATTTTTCGTCTATCTTAACAATCTTTCGATCGACAGATACCATGCGCACTCTTCTTCTACCCTTATCGTCAGTATAGACTTCGGGTTTTCTGTCTGCAGATTTAACGTTTTCTTTCTTCATAGACTTTATTTATATTACGCCAAATCTTTATCGTGGTCTAGACCACCTTTCTTTTTCTTTACAAGAAAAGCATTTACCCTAGCATGCCCCCATTGTTGAGGCGTTGTTCCAGGACGATGCCCAGTTTTCCACGCGGCCATCCCACGGTTGTAAACTTTACGCAAAGTGGCGAGTGATACGCCAGATTTCTTTGCCTTGTCGGCTAATGCGCCTTCAACTAAGACGAACTCTTTGAACTTCATTGTGAACCCTTATGTTTAATGTATCCACGTTTGTCTGCTTTCTTTTTGTCTTTCTGTACTGTTGCTTTATTGAACTTACGCGCATATTTGGCAACAGGGTTTTTAGATGGATCTGATGCTTCTTCTTTCGGATTTGTTGCTTTGTTCTTTGAGTGAACGTCCTGCGCTCGGGCTCGGTCCATCATTTTGTCGTGTTTGATTTTGTCGGTTTCTTTTTCGCGATTAATTTTGTCCTTAGCTGCATCAACCCGAGAGGACTCACCATACATTTTCTTAACAGATAAAGTATACTTTGATGGTTTTGTTTTTGCCGTTTTGTCTCCAGGTGCTGGTTTATAGGCAGCAGGATCGCTATCTGACATTTTAGATTGTTTCTTAAACTGTCGATCTCTCGCAAGCTTGGTTGCTTTGCTCAGACCTTTGTGATATTTTGAAGGTTGAGACCCAGACCTTTTTGATATGTCTTTGTCTTGAGGAACTTCGGTAGATTCTCCTGGGGTTGTTTTCTTCGCTTTCTTCGTAGAAGCAGGAGTTCCCCATTCTGGTTTTTCTTTATACCAGTTATCGGTTTTCTCTAAAACGATTCCATCTAACCATTGACGGCTGACCTTGCCTTCGTCAAGTGCAACAATAACATAATTAGCACCAAGGCGATAGATGTATCCAGGTTGGTTTGACTCTTTAATAACGACTCGGTCCCCAGGTTCAAATAATTCACCTGCAATATATTTCTCTCGAGTCTCGCTCAACTGCCCAAGATCGACATGCTGTTTGAAGTCGATTGATTCTTTAAGACCCATTCCAACGCGCACATCATTGAACAAAGATTTGGTTTCTTTAGTAGACATTCCGCGAGGAACACCCTGAGAAAATGAAGTGAAGTCGTTGTTCTTAGCATTTTCTCTTTGCTTAGAAGCAGACATTCCCGAAACGTCATCGGCGTCTGGGTCTCGCGCTCCTGCCGAAATAACAGAGATACGCTCAAAGTTATAAAATCCGTGACCTGACTTGATTCCGTTATACTTATTCAATAATGCCTCAAACTCTGCAACGCGGTCAGAACCGACAACCATGGTTATTTTACGAAAACCTTGGTCGTATAGATTCACTGCTGCATTGAAAACACTTTTAATTTTCTTATTCAGAAGAATGTTTCGCCCGTGTTTAGGAAACATTTTACGCGAATGTTTGATCTTCTGTTCATACGAGAGGGGGTTCTTTTTTGCATCTTGAGATTGAGAGATAAAGATTTTGTATGCATTCTTTCCTGCTTTCGCAGAGAGCACATTAAGAAGTTTTTCATGACCAATAGTTGGTGGGTTCATCCTACCAAACGTGAAGAAAATTTCTCTTTCTTCTTCGACAAGATACTGTTTAAACGAGGGGATCATTATTTATTTCCGCCTTTTTGTTGCTTTCTAGCTATTTCTGCTTTGCGCGTCAAAGGTAATTCTTTTCGAACAAGGTTTTGAATACGAGTTTGGGGCAGTTTGTCAATTCGTTTTTCTATTTCTGCTCTACGCGCAGGCGGAACCTCGCCTCTAGATTTACCTTTAGAGAACTTCTTGAATAGATTATTCCTGACGTGTTTCTGAGCTCTTTTCTGAAGAGTGGGCAGCGTTGCCATTTTGCGACTTGCTTTGGCCCGCCCAATCTTCAGTTTGGATTTGATTTTCTTCATCATACGACCGCGAGCGCGGCGCTGAGAAAAACTTAATTCTTCATCGAAAGATTCGCCAACAACACCACGGTGTCTTTTCTTAGCGTTCCAGCTAACTTGCTCAGGTTCCCCTGGAGTGTAATCAACTGTCAAAAAGTCTTTGAATGATAGGCGTTTAGCCATCTTACTATCCTCTATTGGTTGAGACCCATACAATGTAATTAGTTAGGGTTATCCCAACCCTTAACGATATCTTGCGAAAAGTTGTTGTAACTGAACTCCATTCTGTCCACCAACTTTACCGCATCACCACCAAGTTTATCAATTGCAACGTATCCTTCAGCACCTGTCACTTTATAACCTTTTCTGGTCTTAACAAAAGTTTCAATGTTTTGCAATTGATTAAGTTTATTTATAAGTTTTATTTTTGCAAATACAATTAATTTTTGCAGTTCGAACACTTTAACTAGGTTGGTTTTGTTTTTTGCAGAGAAGAACGATAACAATGCATCTAGTTTCGCTTTTTGTGTGCTCTTACCCTTTTCGCTCTTTCTAGAATCGATCTCTTTCTGATATTTGGCAGTTATCCATTTGATCAATTTCTCAGTATGGGCAGAGGAGTTCTTAACAATTGTTCCCGCTCTTACGAAAGTATTGTTGAATTGCTCAATGTGTTGTGCCAAGACTTGGTTGGATTCTAGTTCCCGCAACGTACTACCGCTAATCTGATTGAACAGTTTACCAATCTCGGTAAGGGTCTTGTTTATATCTGCTGTTTCTTTCTTGGTCATAGTAGCAGAAGTAAGGTCGCGCAGGAATGCGTCTTGTGACCACACTGCGGTAGTCTTGTTTAGTTTAGACACCTCCACACCAAACGATGCACTCATCGTCTCGAAGGTCTTGCCGGTGTACGTAGTGTGCCAAACGATACCCATCTTCGCCTTCTTGATGGACGTTGCTTGTGCTTCTGGAACGGCATAGACAATCGTATTGGGATGGAAGGTAACATATTTCTGTCCATCAATAGTCTTGGTCTTTATATCTGATTGATCAAACAGAAAATCGCCCTGAATAACATTTTTGATACCAAGAGCAGGTAGATGTTTGAGCGCCAATTGAAGTTTCTTGTTCAAGTCCCCCGAGGTATCATCGTCGATATCCTGAGGGGTCTTATATACCTTGGGGTTCTTATTGAAGATACCCTTCTTAGCAACAAAGAACTTACCGTCTCGGGGGTCTGTCCCAGCAAATACAGCAGGTGCTCCATCCCACTTGACTGACACAGAACCGCCACTACCACCGAGCATGTCTCGCATGTCTCGCAGTGCAAAAATTGCTTGCCGTGTCCCGTTGACACCGCCATAGAGAACCTTATCCTCGATGTGGGTCATATGTGTGTTTTTCTGTTCCGATAATGTGTCTGCGAATGATAACATTTTTATACGTCTATATGGTGCGCTTCAACACCGTGACCAACAGCAGTTGCTCTCGTGTTTCCCGCCAACAGATGATGGTGATGATTACCGTCTTTATCTTTATGTCTTAAAATGATCGGACGATCAATCGGTTTCTTATCCTTGATCATACCTTGAACACGTTTAACTTTGTCCTTGTCTTCAACATGTTTCATACTCATACCCATTTCGGTGTTACCGACTTTGGTGCCGTGCTTTACCTTTTCAATTGATGATCCATGCATCGCTTTATGAAAAGCATCTTTGTTTTTGGCAAAATGATGTAATGCTTTTTGAATTTTTGGATGAGTATCTTGTCTAAACTCTTTATCGTGTTTCAAAGCATCGCTTTGATGTTTTGTTTCGTCGTGCTCTTCATCCGCCAGACGTTTATGGTCTGGTTTATGATAGGTAACATCTTCTGAAATAAAATTTTTAAACTTTTTCATTGTAATTCCTTAATACAGTTTGGCGAAAGGACCGAAAAGCGACCCTTTCTTTTGAGCAAGGAACGCCAAGTCTGTTAACATATTATTGAGTTTAGCGTTCTTCATTGTAAAGATTTCATTCAATAAATCCAACTGAATTAATTTTGAATTGGCGATATCTTTCTTGCCCGAACTAAATACTTTCGAAACGTTATTTTCAAATTCTTTTGCACTACGACAACCCATCTCAACCTTCCCAGTTGCTTGTAGTTTCTTATATCGTTCAATATGCACATCTTTTTCTTTAAGAAAAGCGTCGAGTGTGGTGGGATAGTTTCTCCAAGATCTCCAACGATTAGATTCTAATCTATTCTCTAAAAACACCTTTGATGCCATGTTCAAAGGCACCTTACCCAAACGTGCAGAAGAGGCACCAATGTCGGTGCCTTCTATTTTTAAATTATTAAACCCAGCACTGTTCTGTCGAATCTGAAACTTAATGTCCTGCGTCGACGAACCCATGTTCAACTTTGAATCCGTATTGGTGAAATTGTTTCCGGACAAAGAGAACAACAATTGTGAACTTCTATATTTAAAAGAATATTGAGTGTCGTCGAAAACGTCCATATTTTCAAGGTTCACTAACTCCCACTTTGCAACCTTACCGGAGATCAACTTTAGAGAAATGCCCACGACTCTGCGGTCATGAAACATATCTCTTAGTATTGCATTGAACTCTGCAAGAGACGTGCTGTTGTCTTTAATCTTAGCGTCCATGTCTCGTTTAACTTTAGTTAAATCAGACACCAACCAGATATCAGCGGGGTTCCATGTGTCCTTTTGTGCAATGCCGTAAAGAGTTCTACATCGTTCTGTGATGTATTCCATAAAACCATCGTCTCGTGAATAATGTTTGTAAGAAGTATTACCGACCTCACGATACGTGGTCAATTGTTGTTGGAAGATTGCGTTCTCCCACTCTTCATTCATGTTAGGGTAGATTTCCAAAAGTTCTTTACGATACAATTGGTAGAATTTTTTTTGGTTGGTAAACCCGTTGTTCTCGATCGATTTCTGAATCGCAAACATAGTGGCGCGTTCTTGTTGGCTGGTTGTTTCACCATCCGATCCGCCACCTTTCTTGGTGAATTGAGACTTGTCGATATCACTCCATTTGTATCCGTTGAACATTGGAGAAAATGAAGTTCCTGGTTTAAGAATCTGGGCGATATTTGTTTCTTGCGCACGATCAACTGCCGTTAAGAATTCCTTGATCGTAGCAGTTTTGTTGATCTTCTGTTTTATGTTTCCCACAAATTGAAGTTCATCACCCGACTTGATGATTTCTGCTATCATCTGTAAGTATGGTTTCTCAAAAGTTAAGTATTTACCACCGCTCATTCCTGCCATGTCATTCTCCCGTTAGGTTGGTTCCATGGACATTATCTACTATAACATTATTGAAATCTTTTTTAAATAGAGCAGACACATTTTTAATTCCGTAATTTTCAGAACTATTTATATACATTTAATACTTGGGATAATCTTCTCTGTCCTCCAATTTAAGGGTTTCTATCCTTAGTATAATTTGAGATTTTTCTTCTTCTGAATAGTCCGACCAGTTGGCAATTTCCATTGCCATTCGGTGGCACCCAATGCAATACTGACCCCATTTGGGGTCAAGTATACAAACACCAACACAGGGAGAGGGTACTCTAGTCGGCATGAGATTTAGATATCATGAACCTGTGGGTAAGAAAGGAAAACTGTATCGCATAGAAGAAAAACTTTCCTCTAGAAATAACTACAGACAAACTGGGGAGGAAATGAAACTCATCTCCCACCTTCCACATATTTTCGATATCAAATTTCATCAGCAGAAACTCCCATTGCGTCTTGCCACCTAGAATCATCGGCACTTTTATATGTCCCGTAGAACATGTGCATTATCTTGCCGTCTTCATATATGTAGGCAGTCGGTAAACCTTCGAGATTGCGTTCTATTTCCACAAGAGATTTTTTATCGGTCGTAAGATCAAACTCGCGAGCAAAACTAATTGCACAATCCCGAATATCTTGATAGATATCTAAAAGATCGCCTTGAAAAGATTTAACTCTAGAGATTGAAACGTCGTCTGGGGTTTGAGACATTTGCATAACAGTTATTGTATCTTCAGTCATTTATTGCTCCTCATTAATTACATAACAGGTTTTTTGTTTTTGATCCATGCCGTTGCCGATCTTATTACCAACAATAACACCAACGATTGTTCCAACGTCCTTTCCGTTAGAAATTTTATGGCCGATTAGACCTCCAACAGCGGCACCAACCGCACCCTTTGTAGATCCAAATAATCCACCAGTGATGCGCTCGATAGCACCGTTTTCGGTTCGTTGTGTACAAATTACAGAAGGTTCAGAGACTGGTTCTGATTTAATCCATGGGGTATTAGAACGTTGACGGTATGCCCACTCTGCTGCCTCTGATCGGTGCGGAGGGTTGGACATTGAGGAACCGTGTATAGTTCGGTCACCAGTACTGATTTCTACTTGTCGCAGAACGTGCATTACTTCATATAGTTCTGTACCAGAGGCAGGAATTGCCGTTATAATTAATACGAAAACGATTAAAAACTTAGTCATCTTTATTCCTTTTTTGCTCATACAGATATTATACCGCTTTTTACTATAATAAAAACCACACGTAAGTTATTGAATTAGAAAGAAAATTGGGGGGCATTTCTGCCCCCCATGGGGTCTTACACAGCGTTGGCAGCAAGTGCCTTATAACCAGCAGCAATTACTGATTTTGACGGAGTACCAAGGCGATAAAAACCTTTGGTGTCGCCTTTACTGTTGGTTCGTTTGTTCAGGTATACGGGGAAACCTTCGAAACGAATGTTTTGAATCACTGCGCGGGGATTCTTGGCGCCGAATCGTGCGGTGATTTGTTTTGCAGTCAATTGCTGACCTTCCATGAGTGCGTTTAATACACGAGTTGCTTGAGACATATTGCCTTTTCCTATTTTCATTTAAAGTTACCAATACAATTGAGTCAGTTCTTCTTCAAGACCATACGCTTCTTCTTCCCAAGGAAAGTTGCGATACTTGTTTTCAGACAAGGTGCGCGCTTTTCCTCTGCTCGTGGTAAGAGCATTATTGAGAATCTTCGGAGTAAGTTCTCTTCGAATGTACTGCTTCGCATGTACAAGTTCATGTGCCAGCGTGCTGGCGATATCCCTTACTGCGTAAGGGAATTTTTCCTCTCCATCGTCATAATTACGACTGAGAGAAATTGCTATCATTCTAGCTCTGGTTTTTTCGCCAAAGTCACCTACGTCGCAGGTGCCATAGTCAACACAGTATCCAGAATCATTATTATCTAAACGAGGTTTCATTTCAATGCCGATTACAATCAATTCTTTACGGTCACGCTTGAAGAAATGATTTACAACGTTGCAACCGAATTGGTGAAACCGCTCTTTTTGCGGAAACCTTCCGCTAATAACTAAATTAATCATACCAATATTATACCCTATTTTATCCACCAAAGAAACCAGACCTATCCCCTTGATTTTACAAACAATTTATCGCGGGGATGTGGTTCCATCCAAGATCCGTTGACATAACCAGAGACCAGACGTTTCGCTTGGCGAATGGCAATTACAATAGACTTGTCTTTGTTATCACCAAACTCTAGGATACGGTCGCACTCAACCAGTGCTTTCTGGCGACCCTTGACTTCGATGGTTTTGGTAACACCATTCTTAAAGTATTCAACTTCGTAATTGGTGAGGGTTTCGTTCTCGGTTTCTTCTTCGATCACGCGATTTATGATCTCGTTACACAACGAGATAGGAACCTTAGAGACTCTTTTAGACAGAGTCTCTTCCAGAATTGCCCGACGATATTGATTGGGGATGTCTTTGTGGAAAGAATAGTTTACTTTAATCACGCTGCCTCCGCCATTTTAACTGCTGTGTTAATAGCAACAACCTTACGTTGAGCACCAAATCCAAACCAAGAGGACTGCATACGTGTGTCTGCCGTTCTTCCGAGGTGATGATCAGTCATATAGGTCACAGCGTTGAGAGCGTTCCACCAAGTCCCTGGAGCGAGATCTCCTCCTGGTTGGGTTTCGACAAAGTCGAAAGTCTTTTTGGCGGTCGGCGAAAGGTCTTCGTATACCTTGACGTCTTTGCCCTTGGCAGGAAATACCTCGTTGAAGTATTTGATCATATCGGTAACATTGGCGTTCTTTCCTGCTAGGAAATTTGCCATATCACGATACTGAGCGAATTTCTCGCTGGCAATGCCCATCTTTTCTTTTACTAAATCCGCGCTGAACTTGTTTCGGTGATTCATCCGGACTTCGTTGTTGGACTTGGTGCCAAGAGACATCGTCAGCGTATTATTACAAACAACTCGGATAGGAGTCATTCGCACGTTTACAGACTTCCCGTACTGATGGGGGTTAGAGAATAACATAAAGTTGTCGACCCGATCTTTACCCAAGACGTCAAAAGACTCTTTGATCTTGGCAAGAACCCAAACGATCTCTCCACCCTTGAGGGATCCGGCAGTGTGCATTTCCATATCGCCTGCTGCACAGAAATCGCCGAAGAAGTCAAACGCTTCATCATTCTGGACAGGTTCCCAACCGTCGCCAACCATCGGGGCGAGGACTGCATTATCAGTATCGCGAAGCAAAGCATTAGTGCCTGTCTCGATCATATCGCCATCGTAGGTAACGAACGAGGGACGCTTTACCACACCCCAGTCTAATCCTGCTGCCTTTTGGAACTGACGCGGAGACAGGTCGCCAGAGACTTTAGTTCCAAGTCCGTGCCAAGGAGTCTCGCCAACATATGCCATCTTCGCTTCGCCGTTTACAATTTCTAATTCGTGACTCATTCTACCACTCCTTTCATAATATTAAAATTTTAAACGTAGGAACAAACATCATCCCAGATGTCAGCAACCTCTTTACCAGTCATAAACCCAGCTTCTTGAGCAGAATCATCACAACCGCAGGTCGCTTCAATAAAAAGAGAAGACGCCATAATTTTCCAAGCAGCACCAAACAGCGTATTATGACGCTGAATAATAGAGGCAAGTTCATTAGCATCAGCACTTCTACCTTGAAGACAATCATTAGAGTACAAACAGATTTGCCCGTCGTCGATTGAAACATAGTCAATTGGGTGGTTCATAGTAGTTCCTTTTTTGTTTACAAGGTAATTATACCCTAGATCTTGTAAAATCTAAACCTAACCTAAGTTATTGATTTAGAAGAAGAAAACGTACCAACCCGACCGATATGCTGCGAATTGGAAACGAAAATTATCGAACCCTTAGTTTCAACCCTACTTTTAGGATTATTAGCTCGCGCGGGTTTTTTAATAGCAATTTTTGAAGAAGCTAAAATTTTAATTTTTTTATTAGAAGCTAAAAATTCAGCGGTCAATTTTTCAAGCTCAAGCCTAAGTTCAACTTTATTCATTTCACGTTCCTTTGGTTTATACGTATATTATACCGCAAAACAGGAGAAATAAAACTATTGGTAAGGTATTGATTTTATTCGAGTATTTGTTGGTTTTTGAGATCCGCCACTTCCTTCTTAGAGAGGTCGCGAAACTTTCTTCTGCTCACACTCCATTGTTTCTTTGGCTTTGCGAAACGAACTTCAGTTCCACCGACAGGCACATATCCAATAAGGTATGATCCCTGTGTTATGTAAACATGGTTCTGTTGTTCGTGATTGCACTTTGACCAGTCCGTAAGTTCAAGTCTATATCTATCAGCCAAAATAAATCCTCATAATATATTGAACCCCAATTATACCAACTGATGGGGCGAAAAGAAACCACTGCTAAGCCTTTGATTTACCTCGAGGTTTTCGAACCAAGATTGAATCGTATAATCCGTATCGCCATTTCTTGGTTACCAACTCGTGACCATTAAACTCTATGACCTGATCTTCACCGTCTCTCTCGATCGCGCTCTTGAGGGAACTGAGACTGTTCCATTTACGACTAGTATAATCGATCATATTAGTGGTTTACCTTCTCTCCAATCTAGGAAAGCATGACCTGCCAACATTATCCCGAGAAAATATTCTACAGGGTCGACAGCAAAGAAAAAGAAAAGCACTGAAAGTGCCAGTTGAATTTTGACCGAATGGTCATAAATTATATCACGTATATCCATTATGATATCATCTCCGAAATTTCACGAGCATATTTGGGGTTTGTTACAGGGACTGCGTTGGATTTGTGGAGGGTGGCGATGCCGATAACGAAGTCTCCCGTGTACCGCTGGGACTCTCGTTTGTCGCCTCCTGCCTTTCTTGAAGTAAGAGGTGCTGACGGGTAGCGTTCTGTCTCTGCCGCGCGTTCTGTTGCATACGTCTTTGTTGGTTTGTATTCCTGAAACTTAGGCGGGACATATTTGACACAGACTTCTCCTTTTGGTTTACGAGGTTTACGTTTGCGACCATTAAAATCATACTTATAAGATCCGAAAACCCTCATGTTAACACGCCACCTCCCAACTAATATAAGGACGAGTGTCTCCACTACCATTCCAGTTTACTTTGCAACCACTCGCTTCAATGAGCGGGATGACTGCCTTGAAGTTTTCAACACCCTCATCACTGCCATCAAAACAGAACGTAGAACTGCCAGCAACTTCGGGAGGCATACAAGCAAAACCACTTACACTCACGTCTGGTTCATAGTCAAGATCATCAAACGAACCGTAGAGAATACCTTCACCACCACAGTGGTCACACTCGACGTATTCCTGATTTTCGTCGCCAAACTCACCTTCGAGAACTTGTCCATCACCATCACAGTCAGGGCAATCTTCACCATCGCTATCAATCACACAGTCCTGCGAGTGATTGAACAATGCCTTGGTATGGTCAACATCAAAAGGAACCTCGCTCCACGCACACGACTGGCAACACGGCATGTTCCATTCCACAAACCAACCTTCGGCGCGAAGTACCTCTTGCATCTTAGCAAAACTCATAATAATCTTCTCTTTATTTCTGTTGTTATTATTATACCATATAACACTATCAAAGAAAACCACAGGTAAGTAATTGGTTTAGAACGAATTATCCATCTGCGAGCGTAGTTTTGTTCATATTTTCCCACCCAGTAATTACGTGGCGGAGAGAACGAGATAAAGCTGCTGAGTTAGAAATCTTCGAAGCATATGCTTCCACTGATTTCATTTCTTCTCGAGTAAAATCTTTTGGGTGGGGTTTGCCCAAAAATGTACTAACCAACCCAAACCCAAGTTCAAATAAGAACTGATCCAACTCTGCCTCTACTTCTTCGAAATTTTCGAGTGTGAATTCTTTGTTGAATTTTTCGCCACCAACTGATTCGATCTTACCCATTCAATACAACCCCAACTCCTACTGCGATAAAAGAGACAACCATTAGAACATACAATCCAAACACTGCTAATTCTAGGCGATCAAATTTCTTTTCTTGTTCAGCAAAAGATCTCTCAATCCCTGCCATTGCTTCGTTTATCTTACTCATGCAGACACCTCCTCCGTCTTGACAAAAATAGAAGGATTTGCGTTAACAAAATGCGCTGCTGCGCTTAGGTGGCTGTCGAGTTCAGAGGGACTTATCCCGAGATGGGTGCAGTAATAGTCAGCCCATTCTTGGGTAGAGGTGATCTCTAAAGCGATTTTTGCTGCGACAAACAATCCCTGCGCGGCCTCTGGCACCATTGCTTCGTTTATCTTACTCATGCAGACACATCCTCCGTCTTGACAAAAATAGTGTACTCAGTGTTGTGATTTTTGTTGATCATATCAACAGCAAAACCATCGTCAAAAACTTCTGAGACGTAACCAGTAGCACGTTTGTTTTTCCGAACACCACCTTTGCCAAACGCAGGCAGAGGGAAAGTTACGTACATACCATTCAAAAACGCTTTTGGATTATTGCTTAATTCAGTCATTTTATTTCCTTTTTTGTTTATGTTATTTAAGTTATTGATTTAAAAGGATTTTTGGAACGTTTCGGTCCACGCTTTGAATACTTCTCTGGATTCATTCTTGCTCAACCCGAATGTTGTTTCCAGAAGTTTGGGTGCACCAAACATGTTGATGCTTCCGCTTTCTCGCGTCGCGTCTAAAAACTTAAAATAAGATTCTAAATTATCCATATTAATGTCCTATTTTAGTTTTTGGTTTCCACCCTTCAATGATTGTTTTGGCAGTGGTACCGAATCCCATACCATCAAGAACACCACGGATGTATTCGATCTCATCTGCTGCCGCAAGACCTTTGTGGTACGCACGGCTGTCATCAGACATCGTGAAGAACCAGTCGTGGTGCTTACATTTTTCGTGGAGGATTTCGCAGATTTCTGATGCATCCTTACCGCTCAAATCTAAACGATTCATTATGCCTCCTTCTTTAAGACTGTATCAATACTTTCAATCTGTTCCTTTGCCAACTTTACGCTGGCCAGTTTCAGAATTGGCGAATCTATCTCAATCGCACGAATCAGATTCTCGATAGTAACGCGACTACCAGCAAGTTCAGCACGAGTATCACACATCTCAAAAAAATAATCATTCATTATAACGCCACCTCTTCTTCTTCCGTTTCTATTAGGTTGAGAACAAAATCCAATGCACCGAGATAACCTTCATCATACTGGTTTTCCGTTGAAGACAACTTTACTAGACTGATTCTCTCGTTAATAACAAACTTGATATGGTCAACTAAAATCATTACGCCACCTCTGCAAAGAAGTCTTCGGGGGTATAGAACGTCCAAGTTCCGTCAATAAGATTAGACCAAGCGACCGCATCAAGATCAGAATTGGTTTTGTTACGCTCAATAACAAACTGGATTTTACCAGTAGCAACTTCAACAACATACAACTCATTAATCATTTTGGTTCCTTTTTTGTTTATAGAGTAATTATACCGCATAAAGGGTAAAAAGAAAACCTCAGGTAAGTTATTGATTTTGCAGAAGTATTTGCCAAGCAGTTTCTACTTCTTGCACTGCCTCTTCATCAGAAGAAATGGAATCTTCACAATAAGAGGTTAGTGCTTGCCAGATTACCGTGGTTGCTTCGTTTATATCCATTACGCTACCTCTCCCAACCGATCGAACATAAACAGAAATTCATCCACGCTGCCTTGCCAGACTACCTTCCAATTGTCCATCGGGTAATCCTCAATATGACGAACAACAAGAGTTTTGCCAGTTACCTCATAGCGATACTCGGTGTCGCCGTGATTCTCAGCAGCACTGGTGAACTCGGCATTATCGTTGGCGCGAAAGAATTTTGCCGCGAGAGGCATAGAGCCCTTGAAGTTCACTGCCTTGCGGAAATACTTCGCAGCGCCGTTCAGATATCCATCATGATGGATGTAGAAAGTTTGACGACCGAATAGTTCGGAATCAAATTGGTAGGTTGCTCTAGTAGACATAACGCTCTCCTTGGTTTCAATAGATATATTATACTAAAAATTGCCCCGAAGGGCAACTTATAGTAAGTTATTGAATTTAAACGTCTTTTTCGAAACCACCCGTACCCAATTCATAGAGCGGTTTAGAAAACTTATTTAAAAAACCTTCAGATTTTAAAACGCTATAATCATCAGGGTGAACAGCGATATAAGTTTTTTCAGGGTAGGCATTTATAGCGCGTTCAACCCGCTCAATTATAGAAAGATCAGATTTAATCATTTTAAATTTCCTTGTTTGTGAGTTGTTATTATACCTCTTTTCTCTTACAAAGAAACTTCTACTAAGTTATTGATTTTAAAGGAGTTTAGTTACCGTCCCAGTTGAGATCCTGTTGCTTGCCTACTGCTTCTTCTTGATCCGCAGTCGGTACACGAGAACCCTGTGAACGTCTCACGATGTCGTTGTGGTCGAACTCAGACCAATACAACTCAAACGCAACACCGTCTTGGACACCCACAAACTGATGCCATACACCTGCAGGCACTGCCATGTATTCACCCGCGTTTAAAACTGTAGTGTCCACAATCGCGCTATTCTCTGGCCATGTGCGAATCATCAACTTGCCCGACTCGACAAAGAACCCGTTCGACTTGGTGGTGTGATAGTGTTCAGAGCATTGAAAGTCCTTCTTGAACTCAATCCTGTGGAACTCTAATGAACCATTTGCTTCAATCTGCTGGGTCTTACCCCAGATTTTACCTGCTGATTTCATAGGTCTGTTTCCTCTATCGTTATGCCACCATAGATGTAGCATTCATATTGGTCTTCATTAAAACTATTATTATCTAAGTACATCCAACCATCTTCACAATAACCTTCTTCAACTTGTTCCTTTTCTTCTTCAGTCCACTCACCGAAAAACTTGAATTCTACGGAAACACCGTCATCCATGTAATTGGAAGCATAGTCCTCGAAACAAGTGATCTCTAATTCATCTTCATCGTCCAGAGCACTTTGAAGATAACTAACTTCGTCTTGATCCATCGGGGTGATGTGCCACTGACCACTGCGCCATGTGTCGATAATCGTGAAACCTCGATCTCCCTTGAGCATGACCTGACGTTCTTCCACTGACTTCTTATACCGATTCATTACGGTATAAGTGATACCTTCAAGAACCTGCATAATCCGCTTCCTTCACAAAAATACCATCAATCATCTTACCCTTGCGATCTTTGATGTCAGTCCATGCTGCTTCGAGACAATCTGTAATGTGCCAATCGTTTCGCTCCATGATGTTGATCAACACCACCATGATATCACCGATGTCGTCTTTCAGGTCTTTACCCTTACAGATGTTGTCTGACAATTCACCGACCTCTTGGATCAATTTCAAACACTGGTCTTTGTCAGTGCTACCTTCAATCAAGTTACGGTCACGATGCCACGTTTCAATACGTGCGATCATTACATCTGTAATACCTCGTGACTCGCCATTCCACTTATCGTTCATAATAATTTCTCCAATTCATGAAAACCACCGATTGGGGTGCCATCAATTTTGATTTGAGGAAAGGTTTTTGCTCCTACAAACTCAGCAAGGATTTCTTCTTTAGTAAAATCTTCGCCATACTGTTTGTAGGTATAGTCTAATCCACGACTGTCACAAATTTCTTTAGCACGATTACAAAAAATGCAATCAGGTTTACCCCAAATTTCAATATCCATAACCAATCTCTAAATGATTTTTTTTATATATAATATCAACTTAACACGGTAGAATAATGTCTCTTCTTCAAACAATGGTACTAGAAAAGTACCAACCCATCTCAGGAAAAACATATTACCTTTATCGTTCTTTCAGCGGTAAACTTTTTGTCAGTGACGATATTTTAACTACAGGTGAAAAAATTGGTAGTTACGTTTGGGTTTCGGGATAACCCTCGTACCATCTGATTACCGTGTCAACGCGAAAAGAACGCCAAGCAGTTTTATCTAAGCACCATACTACAAGGTGTTCGGACTCGTTTTCTCTTTGCTCTAGAATTTCTGGCACGTTATGTTCTGATAACTCTGTGTTTAACGTGCATGGCATAATTCTCAGACCACCGTCATTGATCTTGTTAAACTCAACAGTAACCACACCTTTTTTTGCTGCTTCGATAAATCCTTTCATATCCGCTTAACCTTATAAAAGTTAATGTGATCATCCCATCGATTGAACTTTTGTCTAATCGCACAAAAGAATAATCCGTTGTAGGGGGGTTTGGTGGTGTCTCTCTCGGGAAACAATTCGGCTTGTCTATACATTTTTACTCCTTTTATCAAAATAAATTCTTATAAAATATTTTCTAGCAACTGCTAATGCAAATAATATCGAAGTCATGAAAATCGTCATCGATAGTGCAGTCATTTCGATTGATAAACAAAACGCGATTAAAACATAATTCAGAGGAAAATTTACAAAGGTTCCCAAAACCGTGTCGCTCATCGATTCTTTAAAAGCAATTTTATTGAATTTCATAACGTGCGATAATTTGTTAATAACAATTCCTTTCTATTTCCTTCATCCTCTCTATAGTTTTTACCAGAATGCATCGTGTATGTTAAATCCCATTGCGTCTGAAACCAATCTTGATACAATTCGCGCAAAACTTCATTAGAGTTGTATGTGATCATTACATTGCCCATACAATCTTGTGCATGTTCATAAAAAAGATAATGATCAAAATCTGAATGATGTTTGCCTTTCTTACCATACAAGAAAGATTTAATATCGTAGGGGGGATCAGCAAAAATAAACTCATTTGAAGTACAATCAGCAAGTAGATCTGAGTAGTCGAGATTAGTTATTAACCAATTCTGAATCAACTCTGAATATTGAGGTAATCGTTCGATGTTAGGATAACCGAAGTTTGATTGAGAGGCAGACTTACTAAATCCTGAAGATTCAGTAAGACCCGAAAAAGAACACTTATTAATAACAAAAAAGCAAACAGAAATCCGATGTAGATCGTCAGTATTAGCAATTTCTTCTCGACATGCAAGAAAAAGTTCTTTATGTGGTGTAATTTTATCTTCATATGAATCTGCCTCTTTCTTTAATCTAAGTAGTTCATCATACATTGCTTTCGAGTTATTTTGCAACTCTTTCCAGAAGACGTATAGATTGTAATACTTGTCATTCACCCAGACTGGTTTCTTGGGAAACCTCTTGGTGAATTCAATGGCAACCGAACCACCGCCAAGAAACGGTTCGCGAAAAGAACGAATTGTTTCTGGAAGATTTTGATGCAAGAATAAGAACTTTGTGGCGCGAGACTTACCGCCTGGATAACGTAACGGTGTTTTTAATTTTTTCATGATATAAGTATACTTTATTTATTCATCAAAGTCAATGGTTTCGTCGTCAATGGTTAAAGTATACGTTATAGTGTCAATCGATTCCGAGAAATCATAATCATCATCACCGGACCAGTTACTTGATTCTAGCATATGGATAAATTCGTCTATAAGAAAACGTTTTCTTTTAAGATGTTCTTCTCTTTTTTTACGAAACTCTTCTATGTAAACAACATCACCCACAATAGTCTCCTTATGATAAGAACGTTGGTTCTAAAAGTTCTCGATTCTTCAGATGTTCTTCTTCAATGTCGTCTTTGCTTTGTCCGTGGTAAGCAACTGCTAAATGATTTTCAATCATTAACTCGTTAACACTACGCCAAGCGTCAGAGTGGGCATCATATACAATGAACTCGCCCAAGATGCGTCCAAATTTACCTTTGGCATCTTTATGGGTTCTCATGGTGCATTCTTTTCCGAGCATTGTTTTAAGATACTTTCCTGCTGCTTTGCCGTAAATCTTCTCCACTTTATCTCGTGTGCGAGACTCAGGAGTATCAATCCCGTAAAGGCGAACACGCTGATCAAGATACCATATTCCAAAACCAAGATCAATGTCAACATCGACAGTATCGCCATCAACAACTTTTCGTATTTTGCATTTATATTCATGCATTATTATCACCTCCGTCAATTAAAATTTTATTTTTATTACCCACTGAGAGAAACTCCTTTACCCATCTTGATCGCGTCCCATTGCTCCGGAGTGACATCATTTAATCGATGGTGCCCAGGAGTGTCTTGTCTATACTTACTATTATACTCAGGATATGGACCATATGCTGGGTCACGAACATCCGCATTCTCTTCATCGTGAATATACAACTGAATCAGAGTGTAATGCATAATTTTCATAAGGTCTTTTCTAGCATCATGAGCACTACCCTTGTTGCCATACCGTTTGGCATACTTGATCACATTGCCCAAGCAAAATCCAGTACCATGCCCACTGTCAATAATAACATCCGTGGCTTGATACTTGTCGGTTGCGTAGTGTTGGTCGTATGTTTTGTCGACATATTCCTGCAACTCCTTGATAAGTCTATCTTCGTAGAATTTATAATTAACCTTTGTCATAAAGTAATCTCTATATGTCGAACAATACTGTTGGTATCTTCGGCGTTATTGTGGTTGTGGGTTTCAACATTTTCCCAAAGAAGAAAGTTCTTTGCAATATTGTTATATTTAGTTTTTCTTCCTTGAATAAATTTCTCGGATTGTACCGAACCTCTATCTTTATATCTCTGCTCGACATCTTCTGATTCTAGTATCATAACGTGCAACTCGGTGTCAGGCAAATCGAGGCAGGTCTCTAGAAGAGATGCAGTGAACAGCCTATCACCTTCAAAGATAATTGATGCATCGGTTTTTGTAATAAATTCTATCGCCTTGGGTTGAACTGCCATGCTCAATTTATCTGTTCCCTGAGCATAACCTTCTACGTCATACCAAGGGGCATACTTACCAAACACATAACAGTTTTTTGATTTTGAATAGACGCCATCTAACAATTCTACTGGTTTGGCGGGTTGCCAATCTAATGCAAGTTTATCTAATACATTTTTAACTAAGGTTGTTTTGCCAGTTCCTGGTATACCACCAATTGCAAATATATGTCTCATGAAAAAAACTCCTCAAGCGAAGAAGATTGTTTTTGCGGGTGGTACTTATTCAACATCTCTTCGCCACCATTCTTGCGTAAATACTCAAACCATTCAGGTTTGTCCCACATAGAAGGCGAAACACCATTCCACAATGGGCGGTGCATTGGATGAGTTTGATCTTTACTTCTGTCGGTAACAAATTGTCTACGAATTGATTCATATTCCCAACTACCCAATTCTAGCATTTTTTCTCGAAAATAGCAAACAAGAGAAATACGTTCCATATCTTCCAGTTTTTTCCCAGAGGGAGGAACCAGTTCTGTGTTACCGTGTATGCCATCGTGGTTATTGATCAGCAACAAATCGCCTGGACGTATGTTAATAGCGACCCGATATTCTGGCAGAACTAGGTATCCCCCCTCCCACTCCTTATCTTTCGCAATCACTGACAGGTTGGAGAATCCTGCGTGGAGATCACCAGCGTCACGGTGAGCAGAGGTGCGAAAGTTTTTGTTCACCGTAATTGTGGTGAACGGAGTATCCTCGCCAGCGACTCTGAACCTGGGGTCAAGTTTCGCTGCTGCTTCATTCTGTACACCATACCGTTCGGGCAAGAGTCGCTGAAACTCACTCGAGAGTTTGCGCATGAACGGATAACACTTCTCGTAAGTCTCACGATGGTGTTCAGTATATGAAGTAGCGCGACCCCATGGGATGCGAGGATATCGATCAAAAAACCCAGCTATACCAGAGAGTACCTGATTAGCATAGGTTGTATTTGATACATAGTTATCAAAGAGATCTTTTGCTGCTTGGGGTTGTAGATGATTTGGTAAAGCAAGGATCTCTTTTAATTTTGTTTCGAAGAAAGTTTCGTAGTTATAACCATCCTTTTCTATTTTAGATTTAATCCAAACGATCCCTCTTGGATCTTTTGGCGTTTCATAAGATGCGTGTCTTTTTTTAATTTCTTCGATTGGGTCTTCTGTTCTTCCGAACAAAGTTGTCTGCTCTCCATTAACGAGATATTCCATAATCTCAATCTGGGACTCATCGCACCAATTACGCCCACCTTGCCTTTCGCCTTTTGGTCCAGCAGCAAGTCCACGGTTCTGTGTAGGTTGTGCTGCGTTAACAAGACCTTCGTAAGCACATTCTTGCTCTTCTGGAGTAAAACGATTCTTACGAAACATAAAAATGCATTCTTTCTCAGAAGGTTCGGTGCGGCCAATTTCGGAGATGGGTGCATAAAAATCCATATCTTCTTCAACTAAAAGGTCATAATCAGATTCATCCATATACTTACCAAGTTTATCTTCGCAGTTATGTTTAAATTTGGAGATAATCGTTTTCATACCATAAATTCCTCTAGTCCGGTAGATACCTGTTCAAAGTTACCAGTATCTAAGTACCATTCCATTTTATACTTTTTTATTTCATTAGTCAACCATTGTTTTTCAATGGTCTCTTCTCTTGCTTGCCACAAAGGTTTCCAGTCAATGCCATCCCAACCGTCTTGTTCCACCTTCTTAATTTCCTCTGCTTGCCTGTCAAGGTAATACCCAAGGTAACGCCCACGACTTTTACGAAACAACTTCTTAAAGGAGCAGAGGCACGTCTCCATTGCGAAAAAGTCTGCTTTCTCGGCGACGTGAGGATATTGTAGTTTAACCTCTTGAAGTATTTCTTTCGCTTCTGATTCTAGATATGCAACCTGTTCTTTGTCCAGCTTCTTATCCACCCATTCGTCTTTACCAATGGCATAACACATACCATTACGATGAGAGCGAGAACCGCTATGATCGTGGAACCAAAGACTATCAACATCTATATTGATATCACAACATTGTTTCAGCGTTTGCATATAAAACCAAGAAGTATATCTTCCAAACTTATGCCAAGAGTTTACTTCTTTCCAAAGTTTGTAGAAGTTATCCACTGGATTGTCGGTAAAGTCTTTGGTGAGTGCCTCGCGTTGAGTTCGTTCACCGACCCAATCTTTATAAGAAAGAAACTGGGCAGGTAAATGCCCCTTGTTCCATTTGGTGTCCGTCTGGTAACGCAATCGTTTGTAGTTCTCGTTATTCCAATTCTCAAGTCTTTCCACACCAACCAAATGCATATCAGGAAACTCGTTCCATATTATATATGCAGTCGGCCAGTAGTAAGTATTACCGTATAACCAAGACAACCAGAGTCGTTGCTCTTTGTTATACTCGAATCGATCAAAGAAATAATTCGTCATATACAGAGACGAGTCGCAGTCTTCAATCTCAAGACTGCGCCCGAACCACCGTATAAAAGTATCAGTTGACATTAAGACTCTGAACTAAACGGGAGAACTTCAATCGTAACGTCTAGTCCCCAGTATTTCAAGAACTCTTCATTCTCGCGAATAAGATCATCCTCTCGAACCTTAACGATTTGCGACTTGCTTGTATAATGAATTATGATAGCACCTTTATTCCAACCAGTCTGTTTCATGTGTCTCATAATATAAGCACAAGCATGACCATAAGACAGTTTGTCAGCAGTAGCAGTAACACAAGCGATACCATGCTGTTCATAGTCTATGTATTTCTTCTTCGTAAGTTCACCATCTGTGTAGGTAATCAAATTGCCTTTGATTAATCGTTCGTTCGCTTCACGAGTTTTCATCGTAATAAACGACTTGAACGTTCCGTTGAATGCTACTTTGGTAGGAATAATTCCAGACGTCAAGAAATAATCAGTCAAAAGAACTTTAACATATTCCTTTGCTGATTCATTCGTAGGATCAAAGTTTGGGAGTTTCTCAGAAACAATGCGATCAAACTGCATTTTGAGGTCGTTCTGAGAGTTTTTTCCACGGAAGGTGTCGCTTTCTCGGTTAAGACCTGAACCAAGTAGTTCTTGCACAACTGGAAGATCACTAGGATCATTAGTTAGATCTGTCCACGGAACAAAGATGGTAGAAACTTCATTCCATCGTGCCCAATCAGCAGCAGTAAGTCTAGTATTGCCATCATTAACACAATGGCTACCGTCAGGCATAACAACTACGACGATCGGAGAAAACTTTTCCCTAGCACCTTCTGGGTTTTCGTTCATATAGTCTCTGATTTTAGTTGCAGTTGCTATATTCGTTAGCACAACTCTAACCTGTTTACGAGAATATGAAAGAACAGTATCTATAGGTGTCATCACAACAGGATAAAACCCTTCTTCAATGCATTTTATGACATTTTGTGTACGCGCAGATGTTTCTGAGATGGTAGGAGTAAAATCTTCAAAGTCATCTTCAGCAATAAAATTGATTACATTCTTCATGATATCCGGATCGACTCGCCCATCACCTTTATGTGCACTGTTAACTACATTGTAGAAGTTATCAGGACATTCAGAGAGTCCATAGTCGAGTGCCATCCACTCAGCAGAAGTAGTCATAGAGACAGAAGGTCGTGCTAAGATAAAACGGTCAATATGACCAGCGCGATAATCATCCCAAAACTCGTTATCATGACCTAAAGATGTTACGTAAGTTAGAGGTTCACCAGCAACTTTAGAACCAATTACCTTTTTACCATTTACTCGGTTCTTCAAACCATAGAGAATACCATAGTCTGTACCGAAAATTTTAGTTTGTTCAACGTTCATATTTTTTTCCTTAATTAATAAAGTGATTTATTTTGACCCACCTCAATGGCGGATACGAAAAGAATTATACTCTATTTTTTTAAGAAAGTAAAGTTTATGTAAGTAATTGATTTTGTTCAGTTTTTTTGTAAGAAGAAGCAAGAGAACCTTTTCTACCGGAGTAAAGTGCCTTGCGGATGATGGGGTCTTTGTTATAGTAGACGCCTTCTGAATAAGTCGAACCACCGATCTTGAAGATCGATAGACTGGCGCCACTTTTCTGTTTGCCCCAGAAAAAGAACCCGCATTTCTCATAGAAGGCCACAGCATCAGGTTCTGCAGAAACGCGGAAATACAATGCTTTGTTTTCTATAGCGTAACTTAAAGAATAATCAGTTAACATTCTACCCACACCCTTGCCGCGATGTTTATTAAAAGTGTGCAACAACTGCAGGTTGGCGACTTTGGGTTCTCGTTTAGAGATAGTCGTTATGATAGCGCCCAATAATTCATCGTTTTCCCACGCTCCCACGCAAAACTCCCATTGTTTCTGCATATTTGCTTTGGCAACAAAGGTTTTGGCAAATTTGTCTGCAGGATCTTCGGTAATACAAGAACGAAATTCTTCTAAAGTGCAACTACGCAACTTCATTATATACCCTTACCTTGGTACCTCTACCTTGAATTCCTCTTTCTTTGGCATATTTGGTTTTTAACCACCCAGCATATTCTTCTAAGTTCCACACAAAGGGAGGAAAGGTATAATCATGCATGAATAAAAGTTCTGAAACTGATGGACCATCGTTCAATGCAGCATCAATAAAATCAAGGGCGAATCTAAATTGTGATTCTACCTCTGCACGTTTTGTAGTAGAGCGAAAACAACGAAACTCAATAGTTCCAGTATGCTTCATACAATATGTGTTGATCGCATAACGAAACGGACGACCCATTGACACTCCGTCTTTGCCAGCAGCGTGCAGTTTAATAAAATGGTTGAAGTCCGTGGCAAGATTAATAATGTTGTTGCTCATATATTCTGGCATTTGTCGACCACCATCATATTTAAGATACATCTTGGCACCCCTGGTTAATTTCATTTCATGATGATCATAGAATCCATAACACGCTTCGACAGTATCTTCTTGATTTTCCGCCACATATGCTATTAGTTTTTTGAGAGCTGTAATATCATCTTTCAACCCAGGAACAAATACATGAAGGTGTCCATGATTGACAACGCTTGCTGTCGGAGTATCGCCATGAGCAACAAATAGATCATGCAGTTCCATTACACGGTCTGCTTGTTCTTGCCATGTTTTGGTAGGTTTTGTATTAATCTCTCCACCATAAGGAGGAGATTCTCCGAGAGGATCACACGCCACATACTGGTATGGGGGATTGAGATTTAAAATGTCGGTTTCAGAATATTCCCAACTCCCCAGATGTTCTGGTATTTCTAACCTACGATCAATATCACCCCACTCAATTTCGTAACCCCACGTAAAATCATTCTTATCAAAACTCATTGCAAATCCTCAAAAATATGTTTTATGTTAAATGGCACAGTACAATCGTATATTTTCATTTGATCTTTTTCAACAACATAATTATGTAACTGATCAGTTTTATGTATATCCCTTAATCCTGCGCGTCTTGCAACGTCTGCAGTAGACGTAAATATGATACCCCTTTCGTGCATACTATACCAGAGTGGACGTTCATGGTTACGAAAGGCAGTCAACGAATTGTTCTTACTGTTAAGTGCACAGACCGCCATGCTTGCGGTAGGAAAGTCAATGAATGGGTGTGAATCGTTTTCTAGACTTCTCAATATCAACTCAGAGTCATTATTAGTTTCACACTTGTACAACCAGTTTACTTTTGGTTCTTGAGAAACAACGCCGTTGTGTGATATTGAGATATTTTCGGCAGCGAGGGGTTGGGGATATTTTAGATCAGACGTAGAGTATCTTGTATGACCTATCATGTACAGATTGCCGTTGCTATGAATTGCATCAAAGAGATCAAACTTCTGGAAGAATTCTTCGGCGGGGATACGGTCTTTAACTGTTACCAAACCACTTTCGGTAATATATGAAAGTCCGGTCGAATGTTTTCCGCGGATTTGAGATTCATAGAATAAATTTTCAACTAGAGCGAGATCCTCTTCTTGGACATTTTTCAAATAAATTCCCAAAACTCCGCACATCAATTATCTCTCTCATCTTTTTTTACAAGGTAAGTTATATTATGCCCTATTATACTAGAATTGTCAAGGCATTTCCCACATTTCGTTCCAACTTTGTTTATCAAAAAAGGTTCTTTATCCAGCATCTTCTCAGTTATGGCATTACAAATGCAAATGTACATTACGTGAATATAGTTACGATAATTGATATTATAAGAACGTTGGATATCGTTCCACTAATAAACCCATAACAGAACTTTTCAAACAATTCGTCTTTATAGTTTTTCATATTATGAAACCTCAGAAACTCTTTTTCTTAAATCGCTTGTTGAAAACCTATGGTCTCTCTTATTAAAATAAATTTCAATTCCTCGACTGGCACATATTGCGCGTCCAGTAAACTTATTATCTTTATATTCAGATCCTATTATTCTAACATCAAAATTGTACATTGTCAAGATGTCTTCGAGATCTTGTTCAGTTTGGTATGGAATAATTTCGTCGACGTATTTAATAGCATTTAGTTGTGCGTAACGTTCTACAAGGGTTTGTACCGGAGAGTTTTTGTTTGCCCGATCAACGCTAGGGTCAACCTGTAATCCGCAGATCAAATAGTCGCACTGGTCTTTTGCTTCTCGAAGCATCGCAACATGTCCTGCGTGGAGAAGATCGAAAGTGCTTGCAGTAAATCCTACTATACGTTCCATGATCTTCCTTCTTCGATGGCATCCTGCGCGCATTGAATATATTCGCGATCTTCTTCTGAAAGAATGCTCCAAAATTTACTGACTTCTAATGTAAGATCATAAACTTCATCTATGTGCTCTAGATGATAATTGGATTCCATCAATTCTTGTATATAATCTAATCTAGATTTGATTTTTTGTCTTAACATTAATGCCACCGATAAAACTTATGAGATCCAATCCTACCAACGGGAACCATACCCCTGTCGTTGATCCAGTTTGGCGTTACGTATGTCGCGTGATAATGTGTAGCACCTTCTGTGATGCCTCTCCAACCGCCTCGTAGAGACATCTCGGCAATGATTTGTGATTCAATATAGGCATCTGTTTCCATAGGTTCATCACTCAACCCATCACAGAACCAAGAGAAGTGACACATACCACGAACCGGAACCTCGTTACCTTTCCAGTTGGTTCGCATCACTGACTGGTTGACAACTTCGCAGACGGTGTCGGGGAACAGATTGCTATCAACCCTGTTTAAGACTACATCAGCAACAGCAACACGCCCAGCGAAATTATCACTCCGAGACTCGTGATAAACATTAAGAGCGAGGCATTCCAATTCTTGGATTCTTGCAGCTTCCTCTGCATCTCTTGATCCGCTTGGTGCAAATTTTGGTTCTTCTTCAAGTGTTTGAAGTGGCGGTTCAATTGCCGTTGTTTCTTCAATCGGTTTGGGGATCTCATCGGTTCCTCCTAAAAATATTAGGGCACTGGTCACAATCAAGAAAGAGAAAAATAAACCCAGGAACCATACGAATCTATTAGTCGCTTGAAATATCGGAAGGTTCTTCATATGTTGCATTACCCCACACTTTTGATGAATTCAATTTCTTTCCATACTCATTAGTAAATATCATCTCATTATCTTCCCCGTCCCAATCACAATGCACTGCATCAAACGCTTCTAATATAGCACCCCAAGTCTGAGCTGCTCCAACAATACATCCTTCTCTTCTACCCCAGTAAAAAGCAGCTGCCATACAAATTATCGTTAACAATGTTTGTTCGAATGGTTCCATAGACGTTTCTCCTAGAAAATTTTAATAGAACTGAGTTTTTCCCCAGATACCCTCCTTCCAGCGTCGCTATTATCAAACACAGGCCCAGTGTCTTGGACAAGGTCTTGCGTAGCATTATCAATGTCATACAGTCTCATTTTAGATCGATCAACCCCAATACAAAAACGTTTATTTGAATTGGGATCGTTATATCGATTCTTCAATTGTTTAACCATAATTTGATTGAGTCCTTCAAGTTCTTCGTTTGATACTAAAGCGAACATAAGATCCGCAGTCGCCGGTAAACCGAACGATTCAGAAGTATCCTCAAGTCCAGGGTCAGAGTTACCAAATCCACTTCTTGTGGTTTGGGTCGCTGACATGATAGGGACATTAAACTCTACCGCCAATCCTCTCATCTCTTCGGCGATAGCCTTAATGTATGAGTAAGAATTAATTACACCGCCCATTCCCTTCATTCTTGAAGATGCACATATATTTAGATAATCTATGAAAATTATTTCTGGTTTAAATGATTTTTTTAATTTTAGTTCGTTAAGCAATGCACGGAAATGACTAGTATGCGCAGCACCAGTAGGGTATTCTTTAACAATAAGTTTACCTTTGGTTTTTGCTGCTATCTTACCAACCCGATCTCTGAATGTTTGTTTAGACATATGATCTAAAGAACCAATCGGCACGTTCATCAAATTTGCATCAATCCTCTCGGCGATACGTTCTTCGGCCATTTCCATTGTTATGTAAAGAACGTTATGACCAAGGGAAAGGCAACTGGCAGCATGATGACACATAAAGAGACTTTTACCCACGCCTGTACCAGCCAGTGCGATGTTCAGAGTCTTATTGGGAAGACCACCTTTGGTGATGGTGTTAAGGTATTCCAAATCAAAGGGAATACGGTCTTCTTGCTCATGATAAAAGTCGTATCGCTCATCTACATTTTCTAAATAGTCATGTCCAACATTAGTGTCAAAACAGACTGCCAGTGCCTCTGTTAACACATCAGGAATTGCATTTTTAGACAATTTCTGATGCTTGCCATCAATTATCTGGATTGATTCCATGATGGCATTATACACCGCACGGTCTTGACACCACTTCTCAGTTGTGTCTAATAACCATTCACTGTCTTCTTTCTTTGCCTGAAAAATATCAGGAAGAATGTCGATAGCGTGGGTGTACATTTCTGGATTAAGACCGACTTCATCAATCTCAATCTTAAACGCTTCGAGGGATGGAAGTTTATTATATTTGGAAACAAACTTCACTACCTGATTAAATAACTCACGGTAGATACCCTCAAAATAGTCTTTCTTAACAAACGGTAGAACCTTTCGCATAAAAGGTTCGTTGGTTAAAATGTTTCTTAAGATAGTTTTTTCTAAATCAATGTTCATTAATGTCCTTGGTCGCGAGTGATCCATTTCCTGCTGCTTCATCTAGAACAGTTTCTAGAATAGATCCCACAAATTCTTGAAGTTCAACATTACTAACTGAAAGAGAATCGTCAGGAGAATATATTATTGTAAAGTTAAAATTCAAACATTTCAAGGGGCCATTAAAAGAAATATTACCAAATCGGATAATAGTTTCAACAAAATCCCCTTTTAAGATTCTTATATCCCAACCCTGCGAATTATCATCGTCTGTTGGTATAAGTTCAAAATCTATTCCTTCGTGAAAACTCATTACTCTTCTTCCAGTTCTAATTGGATTTCTGTCTTATTTCCAATCTGATACATCTTAGAAACAAATTCAGAGAACTGCGCGTCTTCTAAAATGTCTTTCCAGAATTCACTATTCAATTCACTAGCACGATACTTTTTATCTTCACGCGGTTTTTGATACCAACCGTTAGATGGTTTGACAACCCATCCACCTGCCATGGCAATGTCAAGTAGACCAGACATCTCATCAATGCCGCCATCCCAAGTAACGCTGATTGGAATCTTGCTTTTCTCTTTTACATAACGAGACTTATCCACATTTACAATAAAATCATATCCAGTGATTTCGGTACCAGTTTTGTTCTGTCGTCGACCGATAATCCAGATGTTGTCGGCAGAGTAATAGATGCCAGTACCACCACCAACAATATCTTTAGGGAACAATCCAATCTCTTTGTAGGTATGATTGACCGCGAGGAGCGGAATGTTCTTCATCGTCAAATAGGGTGTGGTCATACGAAACAAACCTTTCAGTGCTTTTGCTCGTGACATATCGGCAACAGACTTCTCGTTCAAAGTATCTTCCATTTCTTTCTTCGAAGCAAGGTTGCCTATAGAATCAATGACAATAATTACTTTCTCTTTTTTATCAATACTTTCAAGTTGTGCAATAATATCAAACTTTAATTCTTCGACGTTGGTGATTGGGATATGCAAAACTCTATCCAAATCAATATCAAAGGTTTCAAAGTAAGACTGAGGAGATCCAAACTCAGAATCGTAAAACATCATTACTGCTTCAGGGTCTGAATTAAGATATGCAGATGCAATTTTAAGAGCAAACGATGTCTTGAAGTGTTTTGATGGACCCGCTAGAACGGTCAACCCTGAAGAGATCCCGCCCGAGAGGGAACCAGAGAGCGCGACGTTCAACATCGGCACGTCTGTGGGGATTTGTTCTTTATTGGCAAAGAACTCCGACTTAGACAGCACCTCTGTGTGATCTAGCTTGCTGTTCTTTTTTAGTTTCGACATTAACGACATATTTTAATTCCTGTATATAAATTCAATTGCACCATTTGCTTCAATCTCTAATGGTCTATTATCATACCACTTTCCTGTATCATTATCAAGCTCTCTACACATATCCGCGATTTCTTTCGGGGAAATGGGATATTCTGCTTTAATAGCATTTGCTGCTATCGCCACCATAATTTGGTACATTTTAGAATACCATCCTGTTCCGGTGATTGACATATATTCTTGTGCCAAACGTTTGGGGAAGAAAGGGCAGTCTCGATAAGATGTCCAGTGTACATCTATATTTTGTGACTGTTCTTTCCTATAAGAAACAACCTGTTCTCTAAGCGCTGACGGCAGACGGTCAAGGAACGAGCTAGACTTTGCCGTTTGATATTCCCAAGCACTCATTAAGTCGTCAGGATTTATATGACGACCTTCGTTTTTAAAGAAAAAATTGAAAGCATTTGGGTATTCTGCTGGCACATAATACATCCTCGATAAATCTTTAGTCTGTTTATCTCCAATACCTTTCAGTTGTTTATTCAAAGCGAACCAGAAGTGAGGTATTTCTTCTGAGGTTATTTCTCGAGTCATCGGAAACACCAAACGAAACTTGGGGGTAATGGGCGTACTACTAGCAGTAGAATAACACACAAACTGATATTGACCACAGATTTGTTGAAGTGTAGGTTCTAAGACGCTAGGCACAATACCAAAATCATCAAAGTCGTCCACATCAACAGCAGCCCAACTGCCCCAACAAGTAACGTTTTTATTAGACCGAGTGCTGGATTCAATATAACGAGCAGGACTAATAAGAGGAGAAGAATTGTTTCCACCTTTTTCACCATTTTTCTTTGATAAATTTAAAAGCATCTTCTCAAACTCATTCCAAGTTTCAAAAGATAATACGCGGTGCGTTTTATTGTCGAAAGCGTTTTTGAATAAAGTAAGCGAATACATCATATTATTATACGATATTGTTTATCAAAAAGCAACTGCATATAAGTTATTGATAATACTAGAAATAATCATCAAGGGTTGCTTTTGGTTCATCTTCCCATCCTATAGCTTCTAGGATAGGTTTGAGTGGATCTAAAAAACTTTTGTCATACATTGTATCATAATCAACGTAACGGTGCAGTTTAAGTTCTGTTGGTAGTCTTTCGGGGAAAGAAATAATATTCTCTCTGATGTGGTTGGGGGTTTTGAGATAAAGATATTTAATCTTTGTACCATCATCAATCATTTCGTATTTTTTCTCGATCCCTTCTTTCTTGACGTGGTAATTATATAGTAATGCACCACGAGAATGCATTGGTGTGCCCTTACCATAAATCATTTGGCGGTCTTGGTATTTCTTTATCGCTCTTACTGTACGGGGAAATGCTATTTTTTCTGGTTCAAGTGTTCTGAATTCTGACCGAAAATCTCGAATAAATTTCTGAGCATCTTTTTCTTGACCATTTAGCAAAACATTAAAAACTTCTTTAAACTTATCGCGACAGATCTGAGGCGTCGAAGATTTTATTGCTTCAATCCCCATAATCTTGAGCTTGGGTTCATCGTACTGTACACCTTCTGAATTATGCACCTGAAGAATGTATCGTTTCTTGGCAGTCCAGATACCACGATCAGCGATTACCTCTCGCTTCATTACCATTCTATTCTCATAGGCATTGGTTTCAATTGCTTGATACTTGTACGCGCTGGCAATTGTTTTCTCGAAATGCTCACAAACATGGTCAAGAAATTTGACGGGGTTGGCGGGGCGATGCTCTTTAACCAAATCGTTCATATTGATATATACTGAATCAGTATCAATGGCAATGACGTAATCTTTCTTAGTACCGAGCAGAGTTTGTAACTCATCGTTTACTGCTTTCTCGGCACACAATATTGCCCGTTGACCCGAGGTAGTAATCGCCTCAGCGATCTTAAGATCAAAATATCTAAAGTATTGATTAGCGAGTGCACCATAAAGAGAGTTCATAAGAATCTTCACTGCCATCTGAGTATTATCTTGAATGGTCACTTCGTTGGCAAGTCGTTTGGTGGGGTTCTTGTTATATTCTTTCTGTGCGTCGAGCATTTTATTTTTGGCGGTCACTCGATCACCATAAAACTTTTTGATTACCTTCGGTATGATACCTTCAATATCTTTTCGGTAACGACTACCGTTTGCCGCCATTGTGAAGTCGCCTTCTTCCTCGTATGTAAGGGTCTCTGGTGACATGTTATACTGCACAATAATATTAGGATAAAGAGAATTCAAATCAAAAGAACAAACCCATTCATGCATACCAATCTGAGGTTCTTTGACATATCCGCCAACGATATTCTCTTTCTCTTTATATTCTTTGGGCGGAACAATGATATTTTCTTTTAGGAGTTCATTGTAAATAACAGAGTCCCATATAGTCGTTGTTCCAAACGCATCATTATAATTACATTTTGCTTTGTACGCCATAGTCATAGCGAGAGTAATCAATCCCATTTTCTCTTCAAGGCGATCAACAAGTTCAACATCTTTAATGTTATAGTCAATAAACTTCTGATGGTCTTCGCGATATAGGTTATGCAAATTACCAAATTCTTCGTAAGATAATTTATTTTCGCCAAGAACCTGATATGCAATATGGTCCAATTTGAATGATTCTTGTTGCCCGTAAGTTAACACACCAAATTTTTGAAATAGATCATAGTAGTCTAAACTGGCAATGCCTTCAATTTCATAAGTGATTGCGTCTTGCCCCATGCGAGTGTGAAACTTACGTTCCTTAACCAAACCCCATGGCGAAAGTTTCTTGACGCAATCATTACCTAACAAACTACCAATGCGGTTCACTAGATATGGAATGTCAAACAATTTTGTATTCCACCCAGTTATGACGTCAGGGCAGTTCTCGTGTGTTGCCCACCAGTCAGTAAACTTTAGAAGCAAATCAACCTCGGAAGTTGCCTGATAATATGCCACTGTTTTGTCAGAAAGGGTGTTATCATATTCACCCAGACCCCACACGTAGAAAGTGTCAGAAAGATTAGACTTGCAACCAATTGCGGTAACTTCGTGCTTTGCTTCTTCTGGGTTTGGAAACCCCTGATCAGATTGAACCTCGATATCAACGCTCATCACATTAATCTTATCTCGGTCAAACTTTATTTCGTATGGGTATTTCTCTGCCAAATATTGTGTGACAAAATTAGTCATACCATATATGGTAAAGTTTGTCACGTCTTGATAACGCTTGATAAAATCAGACGCTTCTCTGAGAGAGTCAAACTCTACGGGTTCAACCATATTCCCATAAAGGGATTTGTATTTACCGTTCGCTTTGGGCGTTTCAATAAACAGTTTGGGTTTGAATGGGATTTTCTGGGAAATTTTTTTGCCGTCTTTATATCCTCGAAAAAGAATATTATTTCCTACGCGGCACACATTGGTATAAAAATTCATAGAGTAATTCTACTACATTATATAATGAGAAACAAGTGGTCCGGACGTTTTTTTTTATTAGGGAAAACGCCGGCAAAACCTTATTAGATTACATCAAATAATCTGCCGTGAAAGGCATCGGCACCATCTGATGTTGCTCAGGAGTATAAAAGAATGGCGCGGCCATTCCTCCGACGATTAGAAATACAAACAGCGCGATTCCTGTTGCTTCTTTTATTTTCTTAATCATCTTTTCTCCTTGACATACCAGTTGCGGCACTCTTGTACTGATTCAGAAACACCATCCAAAACTTCTTGAGCACAACGCTCATCGAGTTTACGATTACTGTCTCCGACTAGAAGGATACCGACTAGTGTCATCGCAATTATCATACCCATTAGAAGTACCAACTAATGGTGATCATAATGGGTGCTATTGCGAGTACGCCAAACAGTTGCGCAATTGCAACCATCTGGTCTTTTTTAGAGGAAATCCATTCCTCGCTTGTTGCTAAGTTTTTCATTTGAGTGTCCTTAATGAGAATTAATTTCTATTTTTCTCGGACGCTTCTCTTCGGGTAGTTCCACTCTGAGTTTAATCACTAGTAGTCCATTGACGAATTCAGCTCCATCAACGACAACGTGGTCTGCGAGTCGAAATGTTTCCACGAATTTCTTCGTAGTAATCCCTTTGTGAAGATACTCTTTGGTATCCTCTTCAGGGTTGCCCCGAATTACTAGAACTCCAGGCTTTGCCTCGATATCTAGGTCTTTCTTTTTGTAACCACCAAGGGCAAATTCCATGGCGTATTCCGTGTCAGAATATTTGATAATATTGTGACGAGGAAAACCCTTCTCGTTTGCGCCAGCGGCAGTTAGTCTTTCTATCTCATCCCATACATGGTCGAAACCAATGAAACGAGAATGGGGGAACGAAAACACTTTAGTTCGTGTATTAACCATTGCTATCTCCTTATTTAATTAAGCAAGATTGTTGTCTATCGACCGGACAATTCCGCATCGACACTACTATATATACCACAAAACATCTTAAGAGTCAAGAAAAATTTAATCTATTTCGAACCTATGTTATATTTTGGACAGAGTTCCCATTGATTCTTATCTTTATGGGATATGATTTTAACTTGACGTAATGGAGCTTGTTCGGCCATCATATTTTTATTAATAACAGATATCAATCCCCAATCGCACAATAGTTGTGCAATGGTATTTCTTCTAAAGATATCGTTGTCTTCTAAATTAGATTTTTTACCGTCAAGTAAAAACAATTCTTTGAAATGGACAATGAAGTATCGGCCTTGTTTGTGTAATATGTGACAGGATTGGAAAAGTTTATTTTCTTTCCTAGAGGCAACGCCCATACGTGTTAATGTTTCACGAACCTTTAAAAAATCATCAGGTTCATTTAAGACAATTTCCAACATTTCTGCTGGAGACCAAAATTTATTTTCTTCCACCCTTATTAATCCTTATTCTTAAGTGTTGTATATTTTGGGTGGTAAGTAAGGATAAAACTTGTTTTGCCTTTTCATTGCTGTAACCATAATACTCTTTTACCACTTCCAAATCATCAACGATTTCAGGTTTCAACCATTTTGAAAATCGTTTTCTTTTTCTTACAATATTTATAAGAAAATCGAATTGAAGTTTATTATCGAGCATGTATTGACTGTTCATAGCATTTGCAACAGCAACGGTGTCTTGAAAATAAGATAAAGATCTATTAACCATATAGGGCTGATATGCGGATTCTGTTTCATCATCCACAATCATATTTTTTTTAGTGTAAGTTATTGCAGTTACATAATCAAAGGGATTCATTAACACCACCCATTATCGTAATCTATTTTATATACTTTTTTTATTTTTTCTTCTAGATCATCTGTAAGTTCCAGTGATAAAGATTTTATACTTTTATTTTTGTGTAGATCAGCTACCGGATACTTTTTCATTCTTTTCATGTTATAATTACATATTTCTTTTATATGTAACAACGCATCATTGA